TTTTAATATATTTAAATTTCTGAAGGTCTTCTTCAAAGTCATCATATGTAACTGATAAAGGATTGTCATAATTTTTAATAGCAAACATATACCAATTGTCTGGTGTCAACTCATTGAATATCATATTATATTATACGAAGATATTATTATCAACTGTTAGAGTTGCGGCATTTGAAGTTACTTCTTCAGCACCAATAGTGCTTCCAACCTTAACTCTATATTTCTTACCATTATCACCAATCACGAGAGCAGTAAGTGCTAGCGAAGCAGAAGTAGCACCAGTAATATTGGTCCACTTAGTTGTTGAGGCAGCAGTCTGAGTTTGCCACTGATAAGTAACAGATCCAGATGGAGTAGCAGCAGCAGTTACCGAGAAGGTAGCAGCAGCAGTGCCAACAGTAGTAACAGTAACTACTAAGTCATCAGTTACGTCAACGCCACCAACGGTTGAACCAAGAATAGTGATTGTTTCAGCAGCAGCAAATCCAGTTCCAACAGCAGTGATGGCAACCGAAGCAATCGCTCCACCAGCAGTTCTGGTTACAGTGAATGCTGATCCAGTGCCAGCAGCAGAACCGGCAAGACCAGTTAGAACATATACTTCATTTGCTTCACCAGCAAGAGTTGTTGCCGCACTAATAGTATAAGCGGTGATTGACCCAGCAGGTGTATAAGCTGTTTGATTAGCTGGTTGTACTGAAATAGCAACAGCAGAAGCAATATCAGCAGCAGGGTTATCACTATCGAAATCACCAGCATTAGCAGCAGTTTGATTAGCAAATGCAATGCACTCTGCCTTGTGGCGAGTATTGCCATCTCCATCTACATAAGTTCTATACAACCACCAACCTGGCCACTTGAGACCACGAATTTTATTTTCTTCTAATTCTGCTTCTGTATTGTCAACAAAAATAAATTGAGTTCCACTAGGAAATTTACTTTCATTAAGAAGAAGATTTGCTATTTCCTTTGGAGCAGTTCTGCGCTTAGCATTAGCGGCAGTAACAGTTCCGGTTGATGCAGCAAATGCTGTAGTTAATTTTAAACTTGTTGCAGAAACTATCGACTCTACAGTATATTGAACTCCATCCAGTGAAAGAATATCACCTGACTGAATAAAATTATCGCTTGTTCTATCTGTAAAATCAGCAGCAGTAGTTACGGTTGTGCTATTGTTAGTAACGCTTACATTATTTGCCAACGCCTTAGCGTCAATTGTTCCGAAAATTGCCATCGGGTTCCTCTATAAATTTTGCTTTCCTAGAATGTATTTATAAAAAATGGGATGCCTAGTTTAATAGACATCCCAAAAAAATATATTGAATTAACTTCAGGGGGTAAGATCTTTACCGCCTTTTGCTTTGAGTTGACCCTGTACTTGTAAGATAATCAGAGAAAGAATACCGTTTGCTTTGACTTTTGGGTTTGCTCCAAGTGCTTCAGAAACAGCAAATAATACTGTTGCTATTAAAGCTTGGTTGGCAGCTGCCCAGGCTAATAGAATAGACATAGGAGTAAATTATAATCAACGAAACTATTTATGATTTTATTTTTTTGCCATGTTAGTGGCACTACCATACATCACTGATTGTGCTTTGTCACCATACTTTGATTTCATTGTACCAAACTTTTTCTTCATTCCCTTCACAAATTTTTCTTTCTTTTCTGCTTCTGCTTTAGAAAGTTTCTTTTCTTCTAATTCTACTTCTTCTTTCATTTTCTTTTCTTCTGGTCTTTTACCAAAAGTTTTATGTACAAGTTTGTCTATCTTATTATGAAATTTTTGCTCACTTTCTTTACTTGCTCCGTCTTTCTCTTCTTTCTTTAACTTTGCTTTCTTGCCTGTTGGTGGTTCTGGATCATTTGGTGTATCAACATCAGGCATGATTTCTATTTCAAATTTTTTTTTAGTTATCTTTGCTGCCTCAGCAAGCTGCCACATTTCTTTTACTGTCTTCTTACCTTTCTTACCACGAAGTAAAGCAAAGTCATGTGCATCTACTTTACCATTCTTGTTGGCATCAATCTTCTCTTGACTACCGGGCATATCTTTTGCTTCTTTCTTCAATGCTTTCTTCACTTCTTTTTTAATTAGTTTCTTATCTTCTGCTTCGTCTTCATGCCCTTCTTTTTCTGTATCAACTTCTTCTGCCTTCACACAATTATCAACTGTCTTACCACCTTTCTTCTTTGTGCCTGCTTGCTTATATCCATCCCAACAAGCTTTGCCATCAACACCTTGCTCTTTACCTTCTGCATTTTTTGCTTCGGCACGATTTTGCTTTGAAGAATTACAATCAGCATCTCCATGAATGGAGCAAGAACTTCCAGCACCACTATGATTACACTTACTCTTCTCGCCTAACTCAACTAATGCTTTTTCGATTAGTTGTTTTGAAAACTCATCAATCGTCATTTGTTTTCTTTCGTTTATTCTTATTTATAAATTCTTTGATTTTTTCTTTTGGTGACATATCTTTTTTATCACAACCAACTGCTTCCTTAATGTCCTTTACCCAAGCACGAAACATCTTACCTTCTTCAGTAACAGCAATCACATAGTTAACTCCACGTCTATGAATTTTTCCCAATTGACCATCGGAATTTTTTACCAATGTGCCTTCCACAAACATGTTGCCAAGCATATATGATTTCTGTTGTGATTGTATTAAGAGTTGTTTAAGCGATTTCATGTATTGTTTTATTGGTATTTAGTATACGATAACATGGATGCTAGATTCTGCCATCTTCTGTAATTGTTTTTTGCCCTCGGCATTTTTAGTAATAACCGCAACTCCTTGTGATGTTCCATACCTGTAGATTGCTTCACAAATAGCATCTCGATTTTGCTTGCTAGAACTAATTGCATAAGCATATTCTACTGATTGTATTCTAGATTGTATCCTTCCGGGATCACTAGTATCAACACCAACTTTAGAAAAAATTGAATTTATATATTTTGTTGCCAATTCTTCAAATAACTTTTTAGCATCATCTGATATTTTTTTACTAGGAGATTTTGGAAATTTAGTGCGAAGCAATTTTTCTATTTGATTAATAATATTTTTAGCATCAGTATTTGCTGCTTTGCCAGCAGTGATGATAAAATTATCACTTGAAACATTATATTTCATAATAATTTTACTATCAATATTATATTTTTTCTTTATATAATCTTTAATCGTTTTTTCAAATGCTCTTCTATATGCTCGTATTCTATTCATAGCACTAGAATCATTTAAACTAATTAAAGTTTGTGATGGTTTAGAACCTATTTTACCAAACACAGCAGATGCACCAGAAACTTTTTCTACTTGTAATTGCGCAAGGTCATCTGCAAAAGGTCTGGCAACAACTTGTATATCATCTTTGATAGTTTTACTACCAATTTTATATGATGCTTCCATATCAATATACAAATTTACCTCTGATCTAACTCGAACTCCTTTATATTTGACATCCAAATCATATAACTTATCTGGGTCGGCATCAAGTTCTCTAGTATCATTAACTACTTTAACATTACCATTTTCTCCTAGTTTTTTTAAAGAGATAGGAATTAATTTATTATTACCATTTCCTTTATACAACTCCAACATTTTTGCATTAATAAGCATCAGAGCTCTACTAGGTTCTTGTTCATATTCTTTATTAACTTCATCTATATAATCGCTTAGTTCTTTAATTGATGTGCCAGTTTTAATCCACATATCTGCTGGATTCCATTTATTTCCATTTAAAGAAATAATTTGTTTATTGAGAAGAGGATTTAATTTAGTAAAAATATACTTACTAATAGCATGAGATTCTCTCATGTAAATTTCAAACGACCCATTGAAATTAATACTATTAATAAGTATATTTTTTAATACTTTTTCGTAAAGTAATTTACCAGTGATTACTGAAGTTCTATACCACTTTTGCTCAAAAGTTTTTGATCTAAAATCACTTAGATAACTTGCTTTATTACCCAATGCTGAGGTAACATCATTTACATTTATTGTAACTCCATCTATTTCATAAGAATCGATATTTTCCTTTAAACAATTAATATATTGAATAAATGCCGTTGTATATTTTTCATCACCAATTTTATTATTAGACCAGTTAACTCCATGATGTTTAAGATAAGTATAAAATATAGTTCCCAAAGCAGTAAGAGCTTCATTTTCTGCAGTGCCCGGTTTCACATGTCCGTCATTTAAACTTACAGTCCCCCCGATAATTTTTTCGACATTTTTGTTAGAATAGTAAGCTTCGATTGAACTTAATTTAAAATACCCACGCAAAGATTTTCCAAAAGGATCTTGTTCCCCAATAAATTCTACATACAAACAATCAATTAATTTTTCTTTTATTGTAATAACTTTAATTTTTGGGTCTTTAATTTTTAAAGGTATACTGTTACTAACACTGCCTATAATATTTCCTTTAATATCAAATACAGGATTTTTTGCTTTCACTCCCCGAGCAATTTGTATTGATGTGCCTTTTTTTGTTTTAACACTTTTACCAAACACCGCTTCGACAAAAGAATTTAATGATGGGTAAACTGCCTCTGATGTATTTTCGTAAACATGCGACCAGAATTCCCACTTATTTAAAGTAGTTCCAGATTTTCTATCGCTTAAAATCATTTTATGCTCCCAGCAATTTTGAAAGTTTATTAAAAATTTCTAATACAAATTCTTTATTATCTTTTACAGCATCAGGCAATCCTTCTTTGAAAGATTTTAAATCATTTGCTATTACAAATGCTCTCATTTTACTTGCTGACATACCAGATACATCATCAGCATCTGGGTCTCGTTCTCCTGCGGAAACTGTTTCTAATTTTCTAAATGTATACTCTTTACCATTATACTTTTGGATTAGCATATCCATTTCATTTACTCGGTCACTTCCAACAACTAAAGTAAGATCAGCATATTCTCCTTGTAAACTCTGTAGAACATGTATGATTGTTTTTAATGAAGTATCATGCATGATATGATTTTTATGAGAAGGAAACATTTGTTTCATATACGAAACTTTATCATCAGATGACAAAGGATTTTTTCCTTTCTTATCTTGAGTGTGACTAGTATAGATTTTATAATCATCCGTTCTCGCTGCTTTCTGCACAGCTTCAATTAACTTTTGATGTCCAGCAGTTGGAGGATTAAATCTTCCAAAAGTTACGACTACTCGTTTCATTAATCTCCTTTAACCCAGTTTTTATCTATAGTAAAGTTAGCAACACTAAACTCTAAACGATCAACTAGTTTAGTAGCAGCACCATCTTTGATGGCAACAAATCCCTCAGGAGCAGTAACTTTAAATCCATGCTCAGTACGAAGGAAGGTGCGAGTGGCATCTGCAGAACTTAACTTCTTAACAAAGAAAAGTTTAGCATTGTTTATAGTGTTATATAGCACTACCAGTTTTTTAAATGCTGCAATGTTATTATCAACTAACTCCATACCATCATAAAGTTTCTTAAGCTTTGCTGCTTTAGTTTTTGCCATCTTTGCTTTATCTACTTCTTTCATCACAACACCCTCAAAATATTTTTTGAAGTTGTTAATGAAAGCAGGAACATTAGATACTTTACGACCTTCTCTCACATAAGTATTAAAATAAGTTTTGAGGCGAGGACCAACAGTAAGCAAATCATTAGCTTCAATTAATACAGAAATATCATTCAAAAAATTTTTGCATCCCGGTAGAGTACGTTGAGCAACATTATTCATATTTTTAAGTGTGCGCTCTTCCGCAGCATTTAATAATACATTAGATCCTAATGTATCAACTTCAGCACTAATAACAAAGATATCTTCATTATTTTTAAACTCAGAAACATCTACACCAAACGTAGCACTAGACCCCGCGATGCTGCTACCAACATAACGAGTATGAAACACTACACCAATCTTAGCTTTCTTTGCTTTATCGTAAGCTGGTGTGCCCTTGGGAATAGCATAGGTAATAGTATTAGGAGTAAAAGTAAAGTAATCTTTACCATCAATCTTAGCGTCTTTACCATCATCAGTAAAGAGCAGGTCACCCTGAACAATTCCTTTGATATTCAGTTTAGGAAAATACTTTAAAGCTACTTCAAGTTTTTCTACTAATCCCGGAGCATGACCATGATTTGCTTCAATATCATCTTCAGTGTAATTAATTTTTCCATCTTTGTTAAACACTGATTTTGTGCCAACAAAGAAACGTTTAAATTCTGGATCGATGCCACAAATTATAGCTGGAGCACCATCCCATTTGGTAGTGATTTTAAAACGACTGGTTTGATTACCACTAAAAGTTTTAGTCAGTTCATCTAGAAACGCAAACGCATCTTTGGCCCCCTGTTCTCCATCGAACAAAATGCTGTCTTCCAAGTGTTCTAGGTGAGTGTTCTTACTCATCGTGATAAGAAGGGGTTTCCTTTATTTAGGTTACCCCTATCATAGCACAGGTTTTGTCAGATGTCACCTTCTACTCGGTTTTCAGATCGGAAGACATCGAAAGCACCATCTGGATATCGAGCAGTAAGTTTCATTACATTAGTAACAACTACTTCATTTAAGTCAATACCCAACCCAAGCATAGCCTGAGTGAAATACCAATACACATCACCCAATTCTTTAATCAAATGAATGCGATTGTCTTCTGTTAATTCTTTACCTTGAAAAGCAATCTTCTTCACAATCTCAACAAACTCACCTGACTCAGCAGACATTCCAACAGCAGCAGTCATTAGACGAGCAATAGGAACATCACTATCAGTTAGTTGCCGAATACGAGCAATGAATTCTTCATTACTTTTTGAAGGATAGCTAGTAGTGCTATCCACAAATTCCATATACTTAGTTAAATCAACTTGTTTGGTCATAAAATAAAAGTGCTAAATTTGTTTTGTGTTTTTTTACTTTGCTCTGTTGCCATCTCCTCGAAACTATATTCTTCTTCTTTATCAGAAGATATATCAACAGCGTTGTCTACATTATACAACTTCATTCGTGCTCTGTCAACCCCCACCAAAAATCTCTTATACATCGTTGGATCGTTGTATCTATTCTTAAGTTGCTTCACCATTATTCTACCATCTTTTTCCAAATCCTCTGTAGCGATGAGAGCAAACATAAAATCAGCAGTAGCTGGCAAACCAAAAGATTCACTTGTATCAGTGATATCGACATCGCTATTGCCAAAACCAGACCGAGTAGTTTGTGTTGCAGTGACAATTGGCACGTTGTGTTCGACTGCCATTCCTCTAAGTTCTTCTGCGATTGCCTTGACATAAGTATAAGAGTTTACAATAGCGCCTTTGTATCGTGAAGACGCACAGATGTTGAGATAGTCGATAAAAATAATATCAGGTTTGAATACCTTCTTAAGAGAAAGCTCATTTAGTAAACTTTTAAAGTGACCGACATGAGCTGCGGCAGTAGGATATTCTTTAATAACAAGACGCCCTTGTGTTTTTCTTTTCAATTCATTAATACGACTATTGAATACTGACTCAGATAAATCAACCAAATCTTTAATGTTTACATTAAACAGATTGGCATCAATACGTTCAGCAATCTTTTCCTCTGCCATCTCCATTGTTATGTATAGCACATTCTTACCAAGTGATAAGCAGTTAGCAGCATAGTCACACATGAAGAGTGACTTACCAACACCTGTGCCCGCAAGTGCTACGTTAAGAGTTTTGTTTGGTAGACCACCTTTAGTAATCTTATTAAAGTATTCTAAGTGAAATGGTATCTTAGATTCTTTCAAATGGTAAAAAGCATAACGCTCATCACTATTCTCTAAGTAATCGTGCCCTACATGTTCGTCGAAAGATACTGATAAGGCTTCTTGTAAGATACTTGGTATCGCATCCTTTGATACTTTTTGATCGCCTCCATCTGCGATTTTGATAGATTCCATGAGGGCAAGATAGATTGCTCTATCTTTACACCATCGTTCTGTGCTGTCGAGCAACCACTGGTATTCGACCGAAATATCAGTAAGTCCCTGAATCGTCTTAACTGAGTTTTGATATACTTCCTCATTTAAATCTTTCCTGTTTTCTAAGTTGATAATTAATACTTCTTTAGTAGGAACTAATTCATAGTTACTAGCAAAATTCCAAACTTCCTCATAAACAATCTTCTCATGAACTTCATTAAAATAATCTGGTTTTACAAAAGGAACAACCTTACGATAAAACTGCTCATTGCAAAGAAGGTTGCGTAAAATTGTTGTTTCAATTCGCTCACTCATCTACTACTCCATACAAGAATTCTTTCTTAGCACATTCATCTAAAGCTTGAAGAATTTCTGGAGTAAAGTATTTCTCTGGTTCTTTATAGATGACAGAAGGATATACACTGCTTTCACCTATCTTAACTCGATTACCTACTTTTGGAAATACTCCATACTTCTCACCAAGTTCTACCAATCCATAATACTTATCAAGTCCTCTGGAATCATAATACAATCTAGTTTCTATGTCAGAATTTTCTTTTGTAAATCTAGATTTCTGTGCTTTTACTTTAATAATATTACCAACAACTATAGTTTTATCAGCACCATCTCGTTCTTTCTTTTTGGAAAGAAAAAGAATAGTTGATGCAGAATACTTCAATCCTGTACCACCACCCATTTCTTTAGTTGGCACATAAGCACCAACTACTTCATATGTATGATTAGTAACAATGATTGGAATACCAGATTGTCCTAATTTAAGTGACAGGATTCTAAAAATAGATTTGATAACCTGAGCACGAGTCATGTCTCTAGTTTCCTTTCCATCAGTCGCATCCTGTATTTCCTTAGAGGTCGATAGCATACCTAGAGAATCTAGCACAAAAAGCAGCGGAGGTCTAGCCTCCTTCTTCAATTTCATATATTCGTCTATAACCTTAATGCTCTGTGTGCGAAACTCTTGCACTGTAGATACAGGAACAAGACCCACTCGCTTCACATCTATACCACGAGAAACCATCATGTCTTTTGATAAAGCAGATTCGGTTTCAAAGTAAATAACCTGTGCTTCTGGATTTGTTTCAAGAAAGTTTTTGACTATTGAAAGAGCAAAAAATGTTTTACCAGTGCCAGATTCTCCAGCTAAAGCAGTAATTTTATTTGCTGGCAGTCCACCAAAAATACTTCCACTGATAAGAGCATTAAGAATATAACTTCCAGTATCTACAAAAGATACACAATCACCAGCAGCAATGCCCTCTTCAACTACTGCAGCATATTCATTGTTTAACTCTTTAATAACTGATTTTAAAAAACTCATAATACCTCAACTAAAGAAACTGGTAAGTGAACCACGGCGTTCGTATTGCCATCCAATACATTCTAGCACAGTTTTGAGTGGTTCGAGAAATGATTTTTCAAACTGTGTGGTGTGATCAACATACCTCTCAAGGTTTAATTCTTTAGGAAGTTGCTGAAAGAAAGCTATAATATTTTCACCAATTGGATTGGGTGTTTTTAGATAGATAAATTTAATCTTCTCGCCTTCTTGTATCATAGGATACTTGTGCTCTAACTTATTCTTCTTAACGTAATAGTTATAAAGCAACGCACCACGCACTTGTATGGGGCAACCCTTAGCATAGATATCAGCACTACTACGATACTTCTTCAATCCATTACACCCACGAGGAAATGCAATGTTAAGATAGTTTTGATTTTTAGTGTCACCTTTTATATTATCGATAAACTCAATCAACTCATCATTTGTTTTGGTGATGATGATAGTGTATGCCTGAACTAATTTATCTCTGAAATAAGAGGGAGTAGATGAACGAGCAGTTTCCATACCACAGATTTTCATCTTAGGTTTAGTATAACGCACACCCTCACTATCCCACACGTTGAGAACATAGCGTTTCTTAGCGGTCCAAAAACCACGCTCGGCAATATTCTCTCGCTTCATTGTCATCATCTGTGCGTAGGCGTTGAGGTAACTAGCGAGCTCTTGGTAAGAACTTTCAATATACTTTTCAAGTTCCACCGAACACACCTTATCAAGGAACGCAACAATGCTCTCACTAGTTTTCTCTCGTCGTGCGAATACCTTGTCAACCAAAGGGCCCAGATTAAGATACATGGAATCAGTATCAGAAGCAATAACATAATCAACATCCTGTGATTTTAGAATTTTATTCAGGTAAGCATTCATTCTATCTCCAATCCACCGAATAGCAAGCTGACCAGATAGAGTGATTGCCTCAGCAATCTCAAGTTTATAATACCTAAAGTGCTCATTGCCGATAGCACCATAGGCAGAGTTGAGTTGAATCTTACGTGCCATCTGAATGTTATTGCAGCGAGAGATTTCTTTCTTTAACTCAATCGTTGGTGTCTTCTCATACTGCTGCTTGGCAATCAGCATCTTCTTCTTATAGATGGTGCGATCTTCATAAATCTTCTTCATCAACTTAGGAAGGAAACCCTGAAACTTGGTAGTGTAATGAGTGCCATTAGCACACAGGGTCTCCTCCACGAGGTCGGAAGTATCGAATGCCTTATCCAGTAGCATGTCAACGTTGACGCTGCTACGGCGGGGCAGGAGGGTCTCTGGGGACAGGTTGTATTGCATGATAAGGTGTGGATACAACGAGTTAAGGTCAAAGGATACCACCCAGTCATACATACCCGGCACAGGTTCTTTGACATATGCACCA